AAGTATACTACAATAAAAATTTAACTGATAAAATTGACGAAGATAGTAAATCAGAATTTTTTAGTTTTTTAAAAGAACTAAAAGACCTTGCTGTATCACATCAATTGAAGTTTGATGTGCGTGATATAACTAAATCTAACCTATCTAGCCAGGATTTTAAGAATCTCGCAGATGCGAATCAAACGGTAAATACTGATGAAATGTCAGAAGAAGTTAAAGAAATTACTAAATTAGCAGGTGTTAAAGTTAAAGAAGGTTTAACAGGCACAGCAAAACGTTCATACGAAAATTTAGATAAAACAAGATTAATAATTAGACACAAAGGCAAAGTTGACGAGACTGTGCCAGGTGCAAGATCAAGACAGATACAATCACTATACATTGAAAACGAAGACGGTGAAAGATTCAAATATCCATTAACACATTTAGCAGGTGCGAGAGCGATGATGAGACACGTTGCTAACGGTGGAAGACCACATGATGATTTTGGACAACACATAATTCAAACATCAGAAGATATTGCAAAATTAAATTCATTCTCAAGATATGCGGCTAACAAAGATCAATTAAATGATAATGCTAGTGATATAATTGAGCAAACTAAAATGAAATTAGAAAATTTAAGACAGTATGTTAGAAACATAGGAAAGCAATCTCATTATGAAGAAACTTTCAAAAACTTTAAAACAGCAGAAGAAAGAGTTCTAGATGATGAAACTAGAAACACTTACAGAGAAAAATTTACACTTAAAACTCTAGATGATAGAGTTGAAGAAGCACTACCACTTATACACGACATAATGTCAGAATACAAAACTGATGAGCCAACTGATAAAGATGCAAAAGTTGAACCGCCAGTTGACCATGGAGCAATAGTACAAAGTTGGTTAACAAATCCAGACAACAAATTAATTTTAAGAAAAGATGATACAGCAGATAAAATGTTATCTGTAACAAAATTTAATAACAAAAATACTATGTTAGGTTCAATACTTTCAGACATAGCGGCAAGAATGATGTCTAAAGGAAACGACGACGACAGAGTGGCAAACTTTGCTTCAAGAGTTGCAGATGAAATAGAAAAAGAAGGAACACCTTTTGCACAACACGATCAAGATTATTTAAAAAATAAAAAAATTGCTGTAATGTTAGCAAAAAGATATATTGACGATTATAAGAAAATGAAAGCAGATCCAAAATATGCTGACGAGGTAAGAGTTGATCCGCAGGCATTTGCACCTAAAAAAGACAGACAAGGTAAAGCAAAAGAAACTGAAGCATTTGAAAATTGGGTAGACAATGTAGATGCAACAGAGGATAAAGGTTCAACATTAGCATCAAGAATAATTAGAAAAGCAGGTGAAGAAGATACAGATTCAATGGATAGCGAAATGTTTATTAAATCTGCTGATATGTTAGATGCAGGCAAGTTAGAAGAGTTAGGAAAATTTCTTTATCATTCAGACACTGCTCCAAGAGAATTTGTTATGAAAACTATTGCAGATCATGATCCAGATACTTTTAAAGATATGTACGGTGACCAAGAAGGTTATTTTTCAACAATGAAACCTAAAGGTTTAGACGTAGATGCATTCAACGGTGAATCGGTAACGTTTGAAGATATTAAACCATATGTGTCAATGTACAGAGATGAAAACGGCAAAATGGTAAATGATGTCTTAGACAAAGACGGAAATTCAGTATACAAATCTCATGATTCAAAAGCGGCAATGGCATTCCTTTCTAAAAACTTTGCAAAAATGAGATCAGGAGAAATGAAAGGTGAGCCAAAAAAAGAAGATTCACTAGATGAATCAAGAGCAAAAATTGTTGAGTCACTAAAAGCAAAAGTACAAAAAGACACAGTAAGAGCAGACGAAGAACTAGCAAGAATAGTTCAACTTTCTAAATAATAGCATTTTACCAATAATAATAGTAGACAATTCATAAATATAGTAGTATATTATGCATTATGCTTAATATACAATTTAGGCACATTAAAACAAACATAGGCACACAAGGAGGCTTACATTATGGCTACATTGGCTGAAATAAGAGCGAAGTTAAAAACTCAAGAAGTGAATCGCTCCACTTCATCATCCGGCGGAGACAACGCCATCTATCCACATTGGAATATACAAGAAGGACAAGAAGCAGTAATTAGATTCTTACCAGATAAGGATCAACACAATACTTTTTTCTGGACTGAAAGGAATATGATTAAATTACCTTTTGCTGGAATTAAAGGACAAACTGATTCTAGACCAGTACAGGTACAAGTACCGTGTATGGAAATGTATGGAAAAACTTGTCCAGTTCTAACAGAAGTTAGACCATGGTTCAAAGATAAGAGCATGGAGGATATGGGTAGAAAATATTGGAAAAAGAAAAGTTATATTTTCCAAGGTTTTGTCACAACTAATCCCCTTAACGAAGAAACCAAACCTGAGAATCCTATTAGAAGATTCATAATTGGTCCACAAATCTTTAACATAATTAGATCAGCATTACTTGATCCAGAGATGGAAGAGTTACCAACTGATTCAGTTAAAGGTGTAGACTTTAGAATTACTAAGACATCTAAAGGTGGTTATGCTGATTACTCAACTTCAAAATGGTCAAGAAGAGAACGTGCATTAGACGAGGCAGAAAGAGCCGCAATCGATACGCATGGTTTATTCAACTTGTCAGACTATAGACCAAAAGAACCAACTGATGCAGAAGTAAAAATAATCAAAGAATTATTTGAAAAATCTGTTGATGGTGAGGCTTATGATCTTGAGAAGTATGGACAATACTTTAGGCCTGCAGGAACATCTGCACCTAAACCAGTTACTCCAGAAGCGAGTCAACCAGCACCTGTACAGACAACAAATACATCTACTCCAGAAGTTAAACCAGCAGAAGCACCAGCAACTGCCCCGGCAGAAACTTCAGCACCAGCAACTCCAAATGGAGACAGTGCTAAAAGAGCCGAAGATATATTGAAGTTGATCAGAAGCAGACAAAGTCAATAATAAAAATTACCAGACCCTGGTTTTCAATTGACGATCAGGGTCTAGTATGCTAATATAAGGGACAACATGACAAAAGTATTTGACGCAACAAAATTTAGAAAAAGCATTACAAAATCAATACAAGGGTTAGGTATTGGTTTTAGTGATCCAACAGACTGGATATCAACAGGCAACTATGCACTGAATTATTTGATGTCTGGAGATTTTAACAAAGGTATTCCCCTAGGCAAAGTTACAGTACTTGCCGGTGAGTCTGGTGCAGGTAAATCTTACATAGCATCAGGCAACATTATTAAAAATGCACAAGAACAAGGCATTTACATTATACTAATAGATACAGAGAACGCACTAGACGAAACTTGGTTACAAGCATTAGGAGTAGACACATCAGAAGAGAAACTTTTAAAATTAAGTTTATCTATGGTAGATGATGTAGCAAAAACTATTTCAGAGTTTATGAAAGGCTACAAAGATCAACACGCAGACAATAAGGAAGATGCTCCAAAAGTATTATTTGTAATCGATTCATTAGGCATGATGCTTACTCCAACAGATGTAAATCAGTTTGAAGCAGGTGAAATGAAAGGTGACTTAGGTCGAAAACCTAAAGCATTAACGGCACTTGTAAGAAACTGTGTTAATATGTTTGGTAGTTGGAATGTAGGACTTATAGCAACTAATCACACATACGCATCACAAGATATGTTTGATCCAGATGACAAGATATCAGGCGGACAAGGATTTATCTATGCATCAAGTATTGTTGTTGCAATGAAAAAATTAAAACTTAAAGAAGACGAAAAAGGCAACAAAGTTACAGATGTACGAGGTATTAGAGCAGGATGTAAGGTAATGAAAACTAGATATGCAAAACCTTTTGAAGGTGTGCAAGTAAAAATTCCTTACGATACTGGAATGGATCCATACAGCGGACTTGTAGATCTTTTTGAGAAAAAAGGCATACTAACACAGCAAGGAAACAGATTAAAATACGTTGATTCAAAAGGAAAGGAGCATTTAGACTTTAGAAAAGCATGGACTGGAGATAAATTGGATATGTTAATGTCTGATTTTGATAAATTATCTACAGCAACTGAAGAAACAGTTGAGCAAAATAAGGAAGACTAAATGGCTGAAATGACACACGAAGATATCGAACGTATATGGAATTCGTTTTCACATTACATACCAGAAAGAAATAAGTTAGACGGAGCAGTAGATTTTATTAGCACCTTAAGAGATATAGGTGTTGAGGACAAAGAATTAAAAGCATCTTCTGATTACGATCCTAAATTAGAAGAAGCAGTTGGTAATGTATTTGAAGACGACGAAGATGATTTATATGACGATGACGAATTGGTATACTAAAGTAAGTAAAGACATATCACTCATTCCAGAGTGTATCAACTATTATCAAACAGAGTATCAACAAGCACGAAAAGAATGTTCTATTTGGGGTAATTTAGAAAAAGCATCAGCATCAATGCCTGGTGTTGTTGAACAAAGATTCAACCAATTACAAGAAATTGAAGCAATATTAGAATACCTAAATATTGAAAAAAGAAGATTAAGATCTAAAACTTTTAAGAAGTTTTTAGAAAATTATAACAGGGCACTGACTTCGCGTGATGCTGACAAATATGTCGATGGCGAAGCAGACGTAGTAGATTTAGAAAAAATTATTAATGAATTCGCATTATTAAGAAACCAATGGCTAGGCATCACCAAAGGGTTAGATCAAAAACAATGGCAAATCACAAACATTGTTAAACTCAGAGTAGCGGGGATGGAAGATGCCACAATCAAATAGAATAATACTAACAGACGTAGACGGCGTACTGTTGGAATGGGAACATCATTTTATAAAATGGATGGTAAACAGATCTTATTTTGAAAATGAAGTTGGAGAAGGATATACAGGAAAAAGAATATATCCATACAAATTATTAGACGGTAAAGAAAACACTTACGAAATGGCAGAACGTTTTGGATTAACCAAAACTGAAATAAGAAAAGAAATAAGAGAATTCAATAAAAGTGCTTGGATGGGTAATCAACCTCCAATGCATGATTCACAAACATGGGTAAAATTACTTGCCGCTGAAGGTTGGACATTTATACCTATTACATCTCAAACATCAGACATACCAGCACAACTATTGCGTAAGAAAAGATTAGGAGAATTGTTTGGTGATCATATTTTTACGAATTATCATATACTTGATACAGGTTCAGACAAAGATCATGCTTTAGCAGAGTTTCACAACACTGGACTATATTGGGTAGAGGACAAACCTAAAAACGCACTAGCAGGCCTTAAATACGGTTTAAAGCCTATATTAATCAACCACCCATACAATCAAGATTTTAATCATCCTGATATTATCCGTGTAAATAATTGGAAAGATATACACGGAATAATAGCAAGATGAAAATTTACGTAGGTCACGATAGTCGAGAAGACATAGCATATCAAGTATGTGAACACTCAATAAAAAGACGAGATCCGTCTGCAGAAGTTATTCCCCTTAAACAAAAACAAATGAGAGATCAAGGTTTATATACTCGTCCTGTAGATAAACTTGCATCAACTGAATTCACATTCACAAGATTTTTTGTACCTTATCTAAACGATTTTAAAGGGTGGGCAGTATTTTGTGATTGTGATTTTCTTTGGAAGATACCATCACATGAACTTGTGAAATACTGTGATAACTCTAAAGCAGTAGTAGTTGTGCAACACGATTACACACCAAAAGAAACTACAAAAATGGACGGACAAGTACAAACTGTTTACCCAAGAAAAAATTGGTCCAGCATGGTACTTTGGAATTGCGAACATCCAAAAAATAAAATATTAACACCGGAATTACTAAACGAAGAATCACCTAAATTCTTACATAGATTTAGTTGGTTAGACGATAACGAAATAGGATCTTTACCATTAGAATACAATTGGTTAGTTGGTTGGTACAAAGAACCAAATGATGGTACTCCTAAAATATTGCACTACACAGAAGGCGGACCGTGGTTTGACGGATACCGTGACTGTGAATATGGTGACGATTGGAAAAAAGAATTAATAAATCTTTTTAGTTCATAATGAATACATACTCAGTAATACAAAAATTTGATCCAGTAACCGATTATTTTAAGGATCCCTATCCTCATATTGTAATTAAAGATTGCTTACCACAACAAACTTATGAATTATTATATGAGAACTTTCCGGTACAAACTATCAAAGATAAATTTCCATTGATGGAAGGACACACACGAAGAGGTAATGCGAATGAGTTCTTGGGAGAAAATAAAATTGAAATAAAACAACCATGGTTTGATTTTTTAACATATCATACTTCGCATGAATTTTATAAAAGCATTCTAAAGATATTTGAAAATGATATTAAAGATGAAAAATATTACAATAACATTGTGAACGAAATCCCAGGTGTAAGACATAGTCCAGGCCACAGAAATGTTGTTACCGATTGTCAGTTTGTTGTGCATGATCCTGTAACTGTTTCAACAAGAACTTCTCATATAGACAATCCTGTTGAAATGTATGCTGGTTTGTTGTATATGAGACAACGTGGCGATAAAGCAAAAGGTGGAGATTTTGTAGTATACGACTCTGAGCCAGTAAAAGATGTAGTTGCAAAAACAGGAAGACAGATTCCTAAAAGTCATGAAATAAAAGAAGACAAAGTTATCAAATACAAGGAAAATACTTTTGTAATGTTTTGGAATTCAAACAAAGCAGTACACGGTGTTACTCCAAGGATAGAGCCAGGACACGATAGATTGAGTATTAATATAATCGCAGAAGTAATGAAGAGAAATAGTTTGTTTAATTTAAATCAAATCGTTGAGTAAACTCCACGCAGTTCCATTTCGCATTTCTTCCATATTAAAATTATTATAAGCAAGTGAACTAAACAAAGACATTCTGTCTCCGTATGTTGGGGTTTCGATTTTAGTAAAATCAGTTTCAGCAATCGGTGTTGCTCCACAATTATTTGGATCACAAAACACAGGTACACCGTTAGTAAAACTTTCAATCATGGTATTGCTGTTGTAAGTTACACAGGCAAAATATTGTGACCAATCTATTGGACCTGAAGTTTTATTTGTAGGTAAATCTACTTTAATTGTAGCGCCTACATGATCTTTAGCAACGCCAGGATTGTATGGTTTATCTCTAATAACCAACTCTCTATCCGTATTTTCACGCAATATTTTAAGGGTATTTTCTAGCCAGTCCGTTACACTAAAGAAGTCTGAAATCGCATTTGTAGGGGGTAGTATGAGGATCTTAGACCCCTTTTTACTCCATGGTTTAATGTCTTGTTTAAAGTATTTCTCGTAACGATCACTTGGTCTATTAAACAGTTTTGTTTGACAGTGTCCATTTTTGGTTATACGTAACCAGTAAGGTTTATCATGAGCATATGAAAAATAACCATGATCCATAAAATAAAAATCTCTTTTTTCTTTTTCGCACCATTTATATACTTCGCCTGAACCTGCTAGTATTCCGTACATAGTTAAATTTTCTTTGGGTAATTCTTTTAGATCTCTCCATTGATATATTTTAAAAGGACCAGGAGTGCCTGTAACAAAAGCATCAACATATCGTTGAGTTCTTGGTTTTGTAGTGTGTATTCCTGCTATCATTTATATTCCTTGATAAATTTTTTAAGCAACTCAACATCTGCGTTAAGGTGTCTTTCTCTAATTTTAGTCCAAACATAATCGTCTCTGTCGTTGATTACTAAATGTTTTCTTACTTGTTTTCCTGTTTCATCAAATACTTTTTTTGCTTTAATTGTTACGTTTGGAAAAAATAAACATCTGTTTAATTTTCTTGAAACTTTTTGTGTATAGGTATCAACGTACCAGTGCCAAAAAAACGGAGGTACAAAATATCCTAGTGTGTTGATCCAATTCTTATGTACTAGAAAATGCGGAGACGAAAAGGGAATATCTCCTATTAATGTTGGTTCTTTTTCTTGTAATATTTTTTTAGGTTTATTTTTTTCTTTACCGTCATAAGGAATAGCCATTAAAATTTTATCTGGATAATCGTTAAAACCGTCAGTCATGATTTTATCCCAATGCTTTGTTTTAAATTGAATGTCGTCACCTGCTAAAAATACATAATCGTATTTGGCTTCTTCTGCCATTAAGTTCCAACTGTAACAAGTAGATCTGTTTGGACCAATAGTATAATGTTTTTTATCAATAGTATCTTGATATTCATCTAACATAGGATCGTCATCATTAAGATATATTAAAAATTGTATATCGCTTGCCGCTGTTTCATAAGCAGTATCAATCATTCTTTTTGCTAGTTCTGGGCGTCCTCGAGATGGGCAACTTATTGAAATCATATTAATTTATTTTTCCAAGTATTGGGTGTTTTGTCATTTATAATTTCTAAAGGTAAATGATATTGAAACTTTTTAGTTCCCCTCAACCTAATGTAATCTGCAGTCTTTTTTACTGCTGTTCTTAAATTTGTTGATGTTTTATACCCTAATAATTTACGTGCTTTGTCCGATGAGCAAGTTGCTAATTTAACTTCTTGTGGTCTGTCTAAATGATATTCGGGATCTAAATTAATTCCTGTTTCGTTTGCACACATTTCTGCTAGTCCATTTATTGTAGTAGACTCTTCGTCTGGACCAATGTTTATAACTTCTCCAACTACATTGTCTTGAAAAGCAAGTGCATTCAAACAATATAAACAATCATCAATGTAACTAAAACATCTTTTTTGCTCACCATCTCCGTATATAATAGGTTGTTTGCCTTGTAACATTCTATTCAACATAATTGACATTACATTTCTAAACGGGTCGTCATACTTTTGTCTTGGACCAACAATATTATGTGGAACAGCAATAACATATTCCATTCCGTGTACTTCACATAAATTTTTTAACACATCTTCGCCGGCTTTTT